GGCACGAATAGCTTCTCGACCGGGGAGCACACGACCACCGTTGCGGACTGCAACCCCCAGCCGACGTGCGCAAGGGCGCAGACCGACAGTATCCAGACCAGTGCCAGGAACAGGGGGAGCCACCACCCGAAGCTGCGGGGTGGACTCGAGCCGGGCGGCAATGAAGATGTCATCGAGGTTTTCTCCTGGGGGTCCCTCCCGGACCCAGTCGGCAAGCACACGTATGGCCCCGCCATCGACCTGGAGCAGCACCGCGGTGGTGTAAGCGCCGGTGGCATTGACAGCAAGCCAGTAAGGGAGACGAAGGGGAGATAGAGGTGGGGAGGCGTGATCGCGTCCGAACCCATCGTAGATGGGAAGCCCGGGCCGCATGTGAAGGGCGTAGGCCAGGGCATTGGGGAAGTCCTTCCGGCCGGTGGGGAAGGCCATGAGCTGGGATCGAGCTTCGGAACTGACATTGACGAACTCCACTTCCCCGGACTTGAAGAACGGCTGCAGCCCCTTGATGAACGTGTCCTTGCCTTGGGGCGGGATCAGCCGGCGGATGGGGAGCAGCTGGCGGCGCTGCGCAGCCCGGTGGCGCAGCGGCTGCAGGATGAACTGCTCCAGCCCAGTGGCCTCGACACCAAGCTCCACGAGGCTCCAGCGCTCGTCTGTGGCCAGCATGTCGTCCACCATCTCGTCGGGCAGCCACAGGTGCGCAGAGCCCTCCCAGACCACCAGCCGGTTGTTGATCCAGCTGAACACCGCCTTGCCAGTGGTGGCACTGGTGGAGTTGACAGTGCGCGCAGGGTCGTAGGCGGCATAGACCGCCTCCCACATGTGGGTGAGCGTGGGGCTCTCCCGGGCCTGGCCTTGGGAGAACAGACGGGTGCCGGGGTCTTCGGCCTCGCACATGTACTCGCAGTTGAAGTCATGCAGCAGCCCGTGCCGCTCATACTCCAGTCGCTTCTTGGCGATCTCGGGGAGCGAATACTTCTCCGGCCAGGTGGCCGTCCAGTGGCCATCAGGAAGGCCAGGAACCTCGCTGGACGGGGTTCCAGTCATGGTCTGGCCCATGATGGGATAGCGGTAGTGCCGCCAGTCCTGGTCCTTGGAAATACGGACGATGACGGCATCCTGGTCCAGCCTGTTCCCGAGGAACCGGCCACGCGCACCCTTGGCCATGGCCGGCATGAAGGTGCGGTATAGCCAGTGCATCATGGCGTCCCGGGCCTCCGGGCTCTTGACCGACTCTTCATCCTCCAGGTCGTCGATCAGCCAGAAGTCCGGGCGGGCATCGAGATACTTGGTGCCGCGCACCGACATGCCGGCGCCCACCGCCGTGATGCACACCCCGTTGGTGAGGACAATGCGGCCATCCATCCAGGTGGTGCCCTGCATGTTGCCGAACAACTGGTTGATATAGGTGTTGACCTCGAACTCGTTGCGCACGGCGATCAGGCGCTCACGCGCGCGGGCGAAACTGGCGCCGACCACCACGGCGTTGGAGAAGTCGTGATAGAGCGCACCAATGACCAGGGCTTCTTCGGCGACAGTGGACTTGGCCGCATCGCGGAACGCCTCGATGATCACCCTAGGATGGGAACCATGGAACGCGTCGATCAGCTGAAGGTGGAACGCCGGGGTCTTCAAGGGGTGGCGATGACCAAAGAGGACTTCATGGGCAACGCGCCGGTTATCCCGGAACTCGACCAGGAGCCGGCGACGTGCTTCCTCGATGGTCAGCGTTTCGGTCACTGGAAGTTCCCCTTGATCACCTGGTGATAGTAGCGGCCGGGAGACGAGCTGGCCACCAGGCCCTCGTAGATGTCCACGGGGACACCGTTGAAAGTGTAAGTCTGGCCACTGGTGAATGTGATGTCCAGGACTTGCGTCTCGTCATCGTAGCTGGCATCGCTGATTGCCGATGACGATGAAAGGTCGTCGTGTCTTACCATGGAGGACTCCCGTGCAATTGAAGATTCAAGAGGACGTGTTTGTCGAGCCGGCCAGTAGTTTCCTGTTTTCGTTTGAAGTAGGCATGGACCTCACGCAGACTATCACGATATGGAACGAAGGACGGACCCGCAAGCTGACGCTGGAGTTCGACCACGAAGGTAAATTCGTGACGTCCACTGTCGATGCGCTGAGCGGAGCCGCGGTCGAGCCTGTAGACAAGACCGTGGAAGTCTGAGAGGGTGTGAAGTCCCACTGTGGACCTGCAAGCATCCCCGGGCGGCGGTGGCCAGCTGGTACTTCCCTTCCAGCTGGCCACTCATTCTTGGTACATTCGCGCCCGTGCGGGCGCGAACTTACTTCGTATACTTCCATCGGATATACTCGACCAGCCGGCCAGCCCCCAGGACAGGCCCTACGCGAGTCATGCTGGCCAGCATGTTCAAGGCCGTCAGGCAGCGCCGGCACAGCCGGGTTGGATGCGGCGCCTTGTGATCGACCACCAGCACAGACACCTCGTCACAGATCGGGCACATGGCCTTCGCCGGGCCTGACCGCTCGAGGAGCTTGGCACGCTGCGTCTGGGCGTGATCGCAGCCGATGCAGGTGCTGGTGATCCGGCCATTGGCATTGGTTGTAAAGTGCTGGGAGTCATTGGGATAGGTTGTGTGGCATTTGCAACATTCTTTGTTGGGATGGAGACGGGTGCGGCAATAATCCGCCCAATGCTGTCGAGCCTGGAGGATTTCTGTCGGGGTCTGGGGTGGCTTGGGTCTGTACATAGGTTGGATGTTTAGTAAATGTTTGTGAGTATGTCAAATGAAAAATTTTAGGGTCCCTTGAACTATGTTCCAAATTCGAGGCGAGCAGATAAAAATCCTGCGCCCGCTCGCATGGCCCCCCGGATACCTGAGTTCGCGGTCCGTGCGATGCGTGCGGCTATAGGTCGCAGCGCGCGGCTGCCATCGCTTCGCTATCACTCTGATGGCACAACGATGGAGGTTCGAATGAGTGCGCGCACGATCCACGTAGACGATGCCCTCTGGACTCTGGTGAAGCAGGAAGCCGACAAGCGTCGCTGCAGTGCGGGATACGTCATCCGAGAGTGCATTCTCAAGCAGCTCGGCCCTTTGCCGTTTGACTACAAAGACGTAGAGTCTGAAGCACTCTGTCGTGAATATTCAAAGCGCAAGGGGTGGGAATCAATGGAACCTGCGCCACCTGGCTTCCACGCCTGGGAAGAGCGCCGTCGGTCCGATGCCAAACAGAAGGCGGTTGCGATTGAAAACTTGAAAAAGTCTGAAGCAGCGCGACGGCATACCGATGCGGAACGACGGCGGACCGATAGCACAAAGCCGACTAAAATTGTAGAAGAACTGCCATCATCGCGCGATCGGACCGCCGTCACTTTGCCGTCGTTTCTACGGCGGATAGATACCCCTTAGGTACCCACCGATGGCGGCGGCTAGCCGCCATCACTCCACATGCAGAGTGCTACCATTGCCATAATGTTTCGCCACAATTTCGACTGAGTAACCCCTATGTAAACAGGAAAAAAGTGAGCAATATCAACGCTGACTTAGACAACCGATAGGAAATCGCGGTCTGGCCAACCACTAAAAAGGTAGCAAAAACAGTAGGTTGGTCAGATCTACTTCTTACTATATATATGTTTTCTTTCTAAAATATAATTCAGGAGTCTTCTTTTTCTGACTTCATACCCTCACTAGGGGCTCTACCCCCCCCCCTATCTTTTTTTTTTTGACTTAGATAGTCAGTTTCAACCGGCCCACAACCTGGTATAACACAACGATTTCAAATGCTGCACCGCACTCTGACTAGTTCATATGGCATCATTTTTGACTGATACAATCAGAGATTCCCCAATGTTATCAGTTCGAACTAGTTCTACCAATAGACTGATACAACTTTTTTATTCAGCCCCGCTTGACTTACTTCGCCCGACCCCCTAAGTTTTCAAACAGCGCCGCACCGGCGCATTGAAAGGCAGGCAATGGAAATCTTTGAAATCCACGTTTTGATTGACTCCGACGGCGATTATGCCGTGGGCATCAACCTGGACACCGCAACTGAAGCCTTCGAAGCTAACATTGGCACGGTGGCCGGAACCCGCCACATCGTGATCAATCTCTTCGCCTCGCTCCCCGAGACCACTGAGTTAGCCGTCACGGCGCCCGACGTCCAATCGGCCGCGACGGCTTCGGCGGACTAGGCCCCCATGCGTTGGCTGGCCACCCCCGCTAGGATAGTGGCCAGCCGCACCTAAAATGCATCCAGACCCCTTTAAAATCAATCCTCAGAGGTTCAACCTATGGCACACAATATCGATTCAATCGCCTATCGCGGGTCCCGCAACGACGTCTGGCACCGGCTTGGTCACGAGTACAAGGCGGGCGAAGACTGGGCAGTGGTGGCCGGCCTGGCCTGGACTGCCGTGAAGGTCCCTGCGCTCGCCGACCTTTCGTCTATCGGCGCGGTGCGCCTGGCTGATCCCACACGGGACCATGTCAGCGTCCCTGGCGATCGCTACATCGCCCGTTCCGACAACGGCCACATTCTTGGCCATGTCAGCGACCGCTACCAGCCTGTCCAGCCTAAGGATGTCCTGGACTGGTTTGCCCACTATACGGCCCATGATGACAGGTTCCAATTGGACGTGGCCGGCTCCCTGAAGGCAGGAGAGATCATTTGGGCAACCGCCACGTTCAATGGCAACATGGACGTGGCCGGAGATGGCCATATCCCGCGCCTCCTGATGACCACCACGTTCGACGGCACGGGTTCCACGATCAACCGCGCCACCATGACCCGTGTGGTGTGCAATAATACGCTGGACGCGGCCCTGGCCGATCGCCAGAAGTCCCTCGTGCGCACCCGCCACTCTACCAGGTTTGACGCCGCGCGGGTCCGTGCCGAGTTGGGCAGCATCGTCAAGGGCTTCGAAGCCTACAAGGCGATGGGCGAAGCGATGGCTGGCGCCAAGGTCGCGCCCGAAGAAGTGTCCCGCCTGTTCAAGCATGTCCTGGACATTCCCTTTGACACGCCCAAAGGGGATATCTCGACTCGCAAGCTCAATCAGTTTGCCGAGCTTAACCAGGCGCTCACGACGACGCGCGGCGAGCGCGGCGAGACCAACGCCACCACGACGGCGTGGACGGCGCTCAATGCCGTGACGCGCTGGGCCGACCACGACCGCAGCACGCGGGGCGATGGCGACGCCATGGAGCGCCGCTTCACTTCCAGCACGATCCAGGCCGATGGGTCTGGCCAGAAGCTTAAGAGCACCGCGGTTGAGTACCTGATGGCCACGGCGATGAAAGAAGCTGGAGTCGCGACAGAGGACTTTTCGGCCCTGCTCGCCCAGCCGTTCAAGCCGGCCGCAGAAAGAGTTTGACATACAACGTGTGAAGTCTAATCTATGGGGTGGCCATCCGGCCACCCCATCATTCCATGTGAGAGGCAGAAATCATGGACTACGGACTAGGAACCACCAATATCGACGTCAAGACTGGCATCCGGTACGGCGTCATTTCGCAGTACTCCATCCTGCAGGCATGGGCGGACTCCTCGGAGCCCGAGTACCCTTGTGAGACTTGCGACTGCGGCAACCGTGTCGATGCTGACGGCGAGATCACGGAGCCGCTCGACTACTGCGACGCAGAGGCATTGAGCTATTCCTATCAGGGCGATGGCTACGAGATGGCCACTTGCCTGGACAGTGACGTGATAGTGATCAAGTCGCCGTTCTTCACCTATGCCCCGTACTGCTCGCCATGCGTCCCCGGGGCCGGAAACCTGGACGGCGCCGCCGACATGTTCGACAACTGGCCAGTCGAGTGGCAGGGGCTGGCGTGGACAGACGAGGCGTGTGTGCCGCGTACCTACTGCGCCGGCCACGACTGGTTTGATCCGCCGCAAGCGCCCTACCCGGTCTACAGTGTCCTGACCGGCCGCCCGGTGTTCCCTGACTCATGGTACGGGAGGTAAGCATGGCCATGACCCTCCTGGAAGTGAAGACGGCGTTGCGCAACGGCACCTCAGCGTGGCCGGGCGGCTATCCACTCTTCTTCGTGACCCATGACGGCGCGGCGCTGTCGTTCGCGGCGGTGCGCGCGGAGTGGCGCAACGTGGTCCAGGACCACTTGTGGACAAAGCAGCCCGGGTTCCGCGGCACCGGATGGCTGCTCGAAGCCGTGGACGTGAACTACGAGGACCCCGAGCTGTTCTGTGATTACACCGGCGAGCGCATCCCGAGTGCCTATGTCGAGCCGGAGAACGCCGAATGAGCCGCCCCATCTCCTTCGAGCGCGCTTGCGCGAAATATCCCCACCGCTACACCATGGAGCATGTCCCTGACTGGGCGCGTCATCGCGCGCCTGGTGGCCAGTTCTACGCTCCACAGTACCGCTCTGATCGCGAGTGGTATGACCTGACCAAGTTCCCTGGTGAGCTTCCCAAGGCGTTCTTCTTTGGTGGCCATTGCTACTCGACTGGCCAGACCTGGCCGCGGGGCCACTGGCTCGACCGCCCGTTCCAGCGTAGCCAACGCTTACCCGACTGGGCGCACGACAACGGCGATGGAACAGTCAGTGGCGACTTCTGACCCTCACATGAAACTGCTTGCACTCATGGCCGGCGCACTTTACATGCTCCTTCAGTACGGCGTCTTGGTCGGC